TAAGGAACAGTACCCCGCGACGATCAAGCTCAAGATCCAGACCAAGCCCGACGGCACCTTCGTCCCGGAATGTTACAGCATGAACAAGGAACAGGTCACCCTCGACTCGATCGAAAAGGGTCAAAAGGCTATGGCCATCGTCGACCTGAACCAGATCTGGTTCATCGATAACAAGTTCGGCGTCACCATCCGACTTCAGCAGGCTCTGTTTGAGGAGTCCACCAAGCTTCCTTCCTTCGCGTTCCAGGGAGTTACCTTCCCCGGCGCCGCCGCTGCCACCGAAGAGGAAGACGACGACGATGAACTCGAGGTTGACGTGGACGAAGATCACTAAATTTAAATTCACCGCACATGACCGCGTACAAAATTAGATCCTGATGATGTAATGAATAATGAAGATACGTCCAATAAAATTCTTAGTTTAGTGTATAATGGATTGCTCCGTGTCAACTGTTAAGGTCACGGACGAAACAGGTGCCTCTCGAGGTGTCGAAATCGTTCCCAGCGGGTGTGAACCAGTCAGCGAGGATGTCTGCAAATCTGGGTTCATGGCACCTGCCGAGAACGTATCGTTCCCCCAAAACGCGCTTAAACAATGTTGCAAATGCCGGAAAGGTGAGACGTGTGCCCTGTGTGCGGACCCGTCGGCGTGTACTGACGAAGAGAAGGAAAAATTCGTCGGGATCAAGGATTGTTTTGGTATGGTCGAACCTGAAGAGGAAGAGGAAGAGGAAGAGACCGAGGCAGAAGCTGAGGCTGGGTCAGTTGTGGAGACCGCGACCGCGACCGAGGTGGAAACCAAAAGTTCGGGGATGTTCATGTATTACGCGATAAGCGCGTGTTGTGTCATTTCAATCGTGGTGTTCATGATGTCCAGGGGGGGAGGCCGTAGAAATAATATGATGTACTAATAATAATGAAACTCCGTGTACTCGCCGTCATCGTCATCGCGATCATCGTACTCGTCACCGTGATGAATAAGGCATCGTCGTCCAACTATACTGTTTACGGTACTAAAGGGTGTCCCTGGTGTCGTAAACAGATAGAATATTTCGAAAAGAACGGGACGTCATTCAAATTCGTCGATTGCAACAAGCAATCGTGTAAGGGTATGGATGCGTTCCCGACTATCATCTCTCCCTCTGGTGAAAAGAGCGTTGGGTACAAAGAATTTTAGATGCCGCGGATGACCTGCATGGAGATGGACAGGATGAACGCGTCCAGCATGCTGGAGATCGGCTTAAGGATAGAAATGTGCTTGGAGAGGGAACGGTTCCACACGAGGCGGAGAATGAAGGTGGAGATGAGGATGTTCAGAAGGAGAACGAGGATCTCCTTGACGACTTCGGACCGGTTACGGGACTTGGTGAAGATTTCCTGGAGCATTTTACTATAAATTGAGATTTTATTTCCTGGGTTAAAGTAAGATGAAGGTGAAAACGCTCCCCCTGAGCGGTTCGGAATCACGGTACACGACCAAGCGGTGGGGTTCGAAACGCGGCATCGGGAATAATAATTGTTATGCATACGCCATCGGCGATTATGAATCGTACCGTTGGCAGAAGGCGATTCCAGGGGACCGATCCGGTCTGTCGGGTTTGAACCATACGTACACGCACTGTACTGATCTTCCTCGGCGCGTTATTTCCGATAACCCGAAAAGGGTCTATAAGACGGACGCCGCCACAAAGTGTAAGCGCGGGTACTTCAAAATGATGATGTTCGTTTCGCCTGGACGACCGATGAATTACATTCGTCAGGGCGATTTCCATTTTTACAAGCAACACGGCGTCGTGGAGTACAAGGTGAAAAAGGGAGATACGGTCAAATCGGTCTCTAAGTTTTTCAAGGTTCCCGAGACCCGGATCAAACGTGCCGGTCAATTTAAGGTGGGTAAGCGTCTCGTCTTCAAGAGTAATTTGTGGAGCCACAAGCGTGGTTGGGCCACCGGTCCTCTCCTGACGGACGCGAAGGGAAAAATCATCAAAGATCCTCGTAAGGCTTCGAGGGATTACCCTGGGTTAAACTATGAGCGGTACTGTAGTTCATTCTGTGTCAAGAATAGAGGGATCAAGGTCGGTAAGACTCATGCCAAGGTCGGCCAGAAGCGACTCTAAATCTAGAAGTTCTTCTACGTCGAAGTTTACATCAAAAATGTCAAGGACGTTTAGCACGTTCTGCTCACTCAATACCACGGCGTTCGCCGCCGCCGTGATATTGTTCGTTATAGATACTGTCACTTTAAACTTGGAACCGTCGAATACTTTTCGGCACATCGGGCAGGTGTTCTTACCTTGTTCTTTCCATGCTTCGAGGCAAGATGTGTGAAAGACGTGTCCGCACCGGAGCGGGGGGTTCGCCCGCGTCGGTCGGACCTCGTTCAAACAAATTGAACATGTCGGCATCCTATTTTACAAATCTAAATCTTTTTTTGGTCTAGTACGCGTTTGGGGTCTTGAGGAGAGGCTTATCGCAGGTGTTGCACTTCCCTGTACCCTGCTCCGCCTGCACGGCAGCCATGATCTCCGGGCCCTGCTTCTGGAGAAGCTGGCGGAATGAATAGTTGTCCTCGAGGGAGATCCCATTGTTCTTCATGATATGGTTGTTCAGAAGCTGGATGGAGGACTGAACGGTGAAGCAACGGCCATCGGCCATACCGAGTCGTTGAGACATTTTATTATTACCCTAGAATTTAATTTGGCGGTTGGTCAGCGTTCGTAACCACGATTGAAATCCTTTGGTCCTGAGGTGTTCCACCATCGGTCCACACCTGTACCCGAGGAAAATATCGAACACGTCCTTCTGTTCCGTTGGTGTCACGCGAATCTCGTCATTCTCGTTGATGTGGTCGTTGATGATGTTGTACGCGAACGCGATCTCCTTCAGGGTTTCGGCACCTGTGATGATGATCTTCCCGGTTGAGAAAATCGAGGTGGTGATTTCCTTCATATCTTCTGAGGGTTTGAACTTGATTTTAACAGCTGAATACCGATCCGGCTCGAAGCTCACTTTGAAAATGTCACCGAAATTTTCAAACCAATCGGCCACCTTATGAAGATTGACGGTGTAGTTGAGAGAGAAATTTGAATTTATCATGACGACCCTGTACGCGTCGGTCGGTATTTCTTGCTGAATTCCCAAAAAAACTTTGAGTATGTGCGCCAGTTGAACGATGACTCTCTTACAGTCGAAGAGATCACAACACCCCGCGACTTGGACTGAACCGTTGGGAAACACCTTCACAGATTTCGTGCTGTACGTATCGTTGTAGGTGAGGGTGACCTGGTTGTAGAAAGTGGTCGGTTTCAACTTCCATTCAAACCCCTCGGTTTTCGAACTCGCCCGCTTCATTTTGTACGAGCCGATCATTTCGAAGACGGTCCGTAATTTTTTTATATCGACGCTGTGACCGATTTTGGAGACCATCGTGATTGTGGTGATTTTTACCCACGACGGCCTCAATTTTTCTGGCAAATTCCCGCGTATGTCATCGAGCGTCAACAAATACGAAAAGGAATTGTTCGCGATCGATGAGTACATTTTGTGTGGGAAATATTTAAAGAATAACATTCACTTAGGTTTCCATTTTGCAACACGTGTAATCGTAGCGGTACACTGATTTACCGCCGGGAGCGGGAAACGGCGGGATGACGGTGCCGTCCTCGGCTGTCGCACCCGCCTTGAGTTGGAATCTGGTGAGCACCTGGTTGTCGCCGGGACACTTGACGTCCATCCCCTGGAGTCCCATGGCGCCGTCCGTGACGAGGTCCTCCGGTTTGAGCGCCCCGCTCGTCGTCTCGTAGTTCTGACACTGCCCGCTCGTGGGCGCGGCGAGGCATTTATACAGGTACTGGGTGGTATTTTCGTAATGATTACTGGGGTTCACTATATAGTCATACCTGAACTGACTGATGGGCGTTTCACCGAAGGTATCCATTTCCGTACTACCGTCTCGTCCCCTCCCTTTCCCGATACCGCCGAGATCGCACCGAACGTTGTGCCTGTACATGGTGCGCATATCGATTTTGGCATCCATGATTTTATCTCCGAGGGACGCCTTATTCACTATTTGCGTCTTTTGAGTATCGTCGAAAACCTTGGCGTCGATACCGCCTAAGCACGTGTAGTCGTACTTGTAGAGCCCGCCGTTGCAGCTCGTCAATTTAAACTGTTTGACACTGTTCCGCCCACAATCGACTTTCATCGCGAGATCGTGGATGTTCGCCGTGCACGGCGTTGACCTACGATCCTCGTAATAATTTTTTCGTCGGCGAAGTGAAAGTAAATCTGACATGTCCTCAGCTTCGTTCTCGGCGCCCTGGTCAAAGATCGCCTGCTGTGCCTCGTCCTCCTTGTCGTACGCCGAAACTTGGTTCCTTAACATCTGGAGTTCTTTCTCCCCGTCAGTTCCTTCTCCACCTGTGATCATCTTTTTGTCGGGCTTGAGGTACAAGTACACCGGCGACGCGCAACATATCACCGAGGAAAGGCCCACCACGAGCACCGCAGCTGCGGCCATATAGTATACTTAGAGAAAAGAATTGTTTACCTACCATATGCCGTCGTTCATTCGCGATGCCACGCACGTCCACGACATCGATGCGGACCTGGATTATGTTGAAATCACGTACAAAAAACAGAAACGCACCTACACTGATTATATCAACACCGAACCCCTCGGTTGGACCCGAATCTCCTGTACTGCGAACTACTACAGGTTTTTAGATGCGATGGTCGTCAAGACTGTGGAGGTTCTGCAGCGCATGGCCGAGTTGGCCCTCGAGGATATTTTGCACGACGAGCACGAGCCCAGGTTATGGGTCAGACTGATGCACGCCGTCCGAATTCTAGATCCCACGTTTCAACCACCTCGTATTGATATGGAAAGTGCTTGGCAAGTGGAGTTCATCGCCGAATCATGTAAAAAGTATATTCCGTCTGCGATCTATACCTGCATTTCGAAAAAGCGACTGTCGTATTTTAACGACGTAATGCAAAGACTAGCGCGAGAAGAATGAGCACGACGAGCGCGATTTTCGTCGAGTCGGGGGTATTCCTCGAAACGCCCACTGTAACGACCTTGGGCTTTCGGCACGAGACGCCGTAGTCGATGTTGCGCTTCGGGTGGATCACCTTGTTCATGACGTTCTGTTCCGCCTGCTCCGCGCAGAGGTTCGTGGCGCAGAACGGGCTTTTACTGGTCTTGTAAATCTCATCGACGCCGACCTTATCGAGAAGTCTCTGCTCAGTGTCGCTGGGCCTATCCCTGGTGATGCCGTCCTTCGAGTAGTACTGTGATATTTCAGTCCTGTCCGTCTGTCGGATACCGCCTGGGAGGCTGAATTCGTGCACGACGAACGGGTTGATCTTATCGATGGAATCTTGTTCGTTCATCATCTTGTTATTAACTCAGATAAAATTTTTGGTTCATTTTGGATTGGTGTTCGAGCCACATCTTGTCGAGGTCCACGTTGAGCATGTGGGCCAGTTGGAATAGGTAACTGAAGACGTCTCCCATCTCTACCATGACGTCCGTTCCTCGATCCTTCTTCAGGTTTGTTTTCTTGAACGTCCTCTTGTACTGACGGATCGCCGACGCAAGTTCGCCGACCTCCTCCGTCAATAGAAGCCATACGGTATCCACGGCGGCGCGGTCCCACCCCTTCTTCTCACAGATTCTCTTCGTCTCACACTTATAGTAGTTCAGACTCATGTTTGCTTATTCATCTTACGGACCTACTCTTTAATTACATACCAATCTGATTGCGAGGGAGTTTCTTTCCAGCGGTGCTGGTGTTGACCGGTCGGTCAATGGGTTCGGCGATCGTGTCGATCTCCCTGGCGTAGGCCATGTACTGGGACACGCCGGTTTGGACCTGGGTGAGGGAACTGTCGATGACGCGGACGTTGAGGTCCCTCACCTGATTGTTCACGTTTTGGTAGTGGTCGCCGGAGTTACTGATGAACACGGCGCGCATGATGCTGTACAGGTCGTCGGGGTTTTGGTAGTCTATGGCGATACCCGTTCGGTTCTTAAAGGTTTGGCGGATCCCGCGCTGGATGAGATCCTTGTTGACCGCAGAGAAAAACAGCTTGTTGAGTGGCGTCTCGCACTGCTTCAGAGAATCGAGGTGAAGCATTGTTACTATAGTCGAACAAAAAAATATATGTAAATATTAAAATGCTGAGTCCCATTGACTTTTCTGATTTCGATTCCAAGCCGACTATCGTGGAAGATATCTCGTGCA